CTGTTTTGACTTCTACCGCTGTAGGGATCACTGTTCCTTGCTCTTTTACCGCAGGTTCAGTCTTTTCGAGTGTACTGCTATCAATTACAAGATCTTCCTTGATTAACAGAGTATTACAACGTGGTGTATTTCGGTAGTAATCAATATGGTCCTGCAACCACTTGGGAAGATCTTTGATTGTTCCACCACGAAAAATAGCACCAGAAGGGAGAACCTTCTTCTTGCCATTTTCTTTTATTCTCAAACAAACCTTTGTTTTCACAACTATCATGATTGTATCTCCTTAGAAATAGATGGGGCACCGGAGTGCCCCATCTTAAAACATAGAATGGCCGTTAATAAACGGTGTAGGTAAAAGTTGTATCCGGATGATAAAGGACAGGAAGTCCTTTATCTTGAATACGGAGCCACATACCTTCAGGATCCCATTCATCTTTGGTGTCAGCAAATTTACCCCAACGACGGTTGTTTCCATAAGGAGCTTCCATGAACTCCCCAACCTTGTCGCCATCCTGGGTTGTGCTGAACAGGAAGAACTTATTATCCGCAATGAACTTTTTCTTCATTGTCACTTTGTCTTCTCCGGCGACATAAGAGCCAACAGGAGCGGTATCAACGGTCACGGTACCGGCTTCGACATCAACGGATTCGATGGTTGAATCTTCCCAACTATTCACGGCACTCATGTCGTAAAAGCGGAGTTCCCCACCAACGGAGAAGTCGGAAGCATCATCAACCGGGATAATCACAGTAGTACCACCAACAACAGGGCCTGTGAGATATGCAGGGACTTCATAAAGATCATCATAGATGACCAAAGGACCTACACCCAGAAGATTACCAATAACCTGTGCAGGCTGGGCAAAAAGATCACCATTACCAAATGCAGATTTTGCGAGCAGATCCTGAATAGCCGCTTTAAACATCAGAACTTTCAAGACTTCACTGTTACACATGGCAACAAGTGCAGAAACGCCAGCATCGTCAGCCAGGATACGTTTGGCATCAAAGATATCTTCAACCGGATTACTGTCTGCATGGGTAACGTCCCAGCAATCATTTCCAGTAAGAGTCACTTTATGGGTTTCAGGGATACCATAATTGACGGTAAACTTTGCTCCGCCTTTCTGGATATAAGAGAAAGAACCTTCAATGAACATCTGAGACATCATCCATTCACGCCTACGCTGGATACGATAGTCAAGTTTCTTGGTACCACGAGCAAGCTTGCGCTCCGCTGATTGATATGTGGCCCAGGAACCTGGTTCCCGCATGTTGTTCAAAAATTCTTCATCAAAGTACATCTTCTCTTTGTAAAATGCCGCTTTTGCGCTTGCTTCACCGAGACCATCAACTCCAACAGCAGGAGCTACAGTACCAGGGGCAACAAACGGTGTCATTCCGGCGGAGCCGTATTCAATTTCCCATCTTATTGTATCCGAGTCGTACTGGACAGTCGGAAACAAATTGGAGAAGAACATATCAGGAGCCTTATCCAGTTTAGAGATAAGCTTGTTCAGTGTCTCCAGTTTCAGAGAGGGGATACCTTCGGAACCTTTCATGTTGTTACCCTCCTTATTTCAATATTGTAAAACGGCCATTGTCAATACTACCAAGATCTACGATAGCCGCGGCATCCAACCCAATTAAACTGGCTGTATACAGAACCGCATTTGACAGAACGATGGACGTCAATGCCCCAATGGCAAATTCACCAGTACCAGTATCCACATCAGCATCAATGATGGCTTCAGCTTTAGTAAATGGGGTCGATGCATCACCGCCCTTAACATAAACATTACCGAAGTAAGTGGAGGTAAAATTACCGTAAGTGGTAATTGCAGTGGTGAACGTAATCTGGGCCTGGGTGGAATTGACAGCAGTTCTGTCAATGGCTGTGATAGCTCCCAGATCCTCAGCAGCAAGGGCACCTTGCTGATAATCAACACCAGGGGTGGTTTCAGTAGCTTCCGTTGCACCATCTTCGGCTTCGGTAATAGTCGCAAGTCCAGAAATTGCACCGGCGGCAGCAGTCCAAGTCAAAATTATCTTGGTATTTGCTGTTTCGGTTATCGTAATTCCAGAAGCCGCATAAGTACTATCTGCTTTAAGAAGCGTAGTAAGACCAACAACTGTTTCAGTTGCACCAATTGTGGCTACAAGTGTAACATCCCCAATCTCCAGAGTCCATACATCACCAGTAGTAATAGCGGCATCAAGAATGGCGATCTCTTGAACTTCTGCAACACCAGCACCAGAACCATCCATGATCAGTGAATCACCAACCTGGAACTTATAGGAATCTTCAATCCCGATATTACAAACAACAGCACCATCACCGGGATTAGCAACCAGGTAAGATTTTGCATTGGTGAAGTTTTCATCTGCATCAGTTTCGGGATACGGATACAAATTACCAGTAGCAGAACAAATCGCCATGATCGTTCCAGCACGGACAACTCCATAACCAGCTTTAACAGTTTTATCCAGAATCAGAGCAATGTCTCTCTGAGAATGAAACAGAGGTTTGATCCCAGGACCCTGGGGAACTCTGTTGACTTGGGGCATACTTCCGCCTAAACGGGCATCAGATCTAATGGCCATGATTTATGCCTCCTTTTTAGTCTGAACATGACCAAGAAGACGGGCAACCACATCATCATCGGCGGCTACATCATCTGCTTTGGGAGGGGAAGTGATTCCTTGAATGGGTTCGGCGGAACCGAGTGTATCTTCCCATTCTTTGACTTCGGCGTCAACAGCGGCGGTAAAAGCCGCAACGTCCAGTTTCCCATCAGTCATATGTTTATTATAATCAATCGGTGTAACCTTTGAATGAATACGCTCCGGGATGGAACTTGCAGTCAAGGCACCAGTCATGATTCCACTTGCCTGTGTTTTGAGTGCTTCCTCATCACGGAGAACATCTCTTTTTTCCAAAGCAACAACTCTGGTTGAGAGACCTTCTTCTGAGGTTTTAGAAGCAGCCAACTTAGTGGCGAGTTCCGTTTTTTCTGTTTCCGAAACCTCAAGTGCAGCCTTGGCGGCGGCAATCTCGGCGTCTTTTGCAGAAGTATCCGGAGTTACCGAAGCCACAACCTGATCATATACATCTTTGTGATCAGCTTTCAGCTTGTCAACGGTCAATTTCATTTCGAAATCTCCTTCTTCATATTTATTATTTTCTGCCATAAGCTCCTCGAAAGAGCCTAACCTATCGGCCATTCCGGCAGATACGGCTTTTTGGCCTACCAATACTCCACCTTTTCCGAAGTCACTCCGTACAGTCACTTCCGAAACACCTCTATTTTTAGCAATCGTTCCAATAAAAACATCGGCAAGATCATCAAGCTCTGCGGTAATAACTTTTTTGCCCTGCTCCGTAGAAACATCGGGGCGTTTGTTCGGGCTTGCTGTATTTACAATTTCGATGTATCCGTCATTGTCTTCCTGGGGATTTGGATAAGCAACAACCACACCGACACTCCCAACTCTTGAGGTAGCATCGAGAACAATCTCATCAGCCGCGGAAGCAAGCCAGTATGCCGCCGAAGCTCCTACACCACCTATATAAGCTGTAATTGGTTTTTCTTTTGAAGCCTCAGCAATAAAATTGGATGCTTCATTGATACCAGTCACTGTTCCACCAGGACTATCCACGTCCAACAAAATGGATTCAACGTCTGGATTATCAAGAATATTTTGGACATCTTGTGTGAAGTCCGTTAAAGTCATACCAATACCTAAGTATTCAGTTAAGAAGTTAGGTCGGGCAAAAATAGGACCATGTATTGGAACAATAGCTTTAGATCCTCTAATAGTAGCAGAGCGAGTACCCATCAAACGGTCAGATTTTAAAATCTCCAGCATTTTTGGGTCAGCGGTAGGATCGCCGCCTAAGAAACTCTGAACCATCATTTCAAGCCAGGCCTCTTCTATCAACCAAGGTTCATTTAATAGAGAAGCTAAAAACTTTTTCACACGATTCCTCCTTTACGGTTTATTTAGGTTGTCTTGGATATGTCATCCTTAAGTAACATAGACCCTTCAAGTATTGTTTGTACAACACCTGCCGTGGTGATGTCAATAGCATAATTATAATTACCTAAATCAGTTACAGCGGTTGTTTGCTCGGCTGTCATTGTTAATGTCAGTTTGGTATTGTTTTCCGACAATACTCCAGCTATGTCAAACTTTACGGAATCGTCCGCTACAAGTACCATACCTCCCTCTACAGTGTATGTCAGGAGGGAATCCAAAGTAATATAAATATCTTCTAATAAAATAACCTCAGAAAATGTTGATCCTTTTCTTGCTGTGTAGTCTCTTGAAAAAATATTCATTTTTTTCTCCTTTGTAAGGATGCATTGTTATCTTTTTTAGGAGCAGGTTTAGGTTCAACTTTTGGCTCTCCAGGTTTCGGTTGATTTTCTGGCAAGGTTGGTTCTTGTTCTCCATCTGCTCCTTCTTGGATGGCATCCAATTCCGCAGTTAATGGAAGATCTGGCAACAACTCTTCCTCAGTCTCATATAATAACCTATTCTTGTTGTATTTGGCAAAGCCAAGTTTCTTGGCAATAAGAGATCTTGGGATACCGAGCACCTCAACAACACTTGGATGCTTGACGCCAAGATAAGCCCTTGCTTTACCTTCAACATCACCGATTTCAGAAACTGGGAAATCAAAATCAATCAATTCCCAGGGAGGATAAATGACATTCTTGAATATTGGTTTTTTATCTTTAAATTCAACCGCCTGTCTCACCTTATACTTCAAAGAGAAATTAATGATCTTGTTCTTTAGGATAAAGATACTTCTCCAGAAATCATATTTGCAAAACCTCTCAAAGAAGGCTATTTCATGGAACTGTCTATCCGACTGAGGCCCTCTGGAAGCATTAACCCCAGAAAAAGTAGAACCTTTTGTCTGACCTGTTATCATATCTTCTGGTTTATTCAGTCCAGAAGTGATCATATGCATGATATCTGTATCCTGCTCTGATATAGTAGGCAGACTGGGATTCTTACATTCAATGGTGACACCAGGCGGAAGTATCAATGTACCGCCAGGAGTCTTCTTTGCAGTCAATCCGGTGTCTTTCTTCTGGTCAGGGGTCATCTTCAGCCATGTACGGAACGCTTTTGTATCCGTTAAACTGACAACCCAGAGGTAAGATCCGGCGGATTTCTTATGATCTATCTCCCATTTCTTGAGATTTACGTAATGGTTGATCCATTCAAGAGTGGTAGAAATGTGGGATAAATTCCTGGGAGTAAGAAAACCACGATCCCAAGCCACAATAAACGTTTTAAAACCCCCTATTTTGTCGTATTTTTTACCTTTTCCTTTAGCCAATTTTAGCTGAGAATCAGTTATTTTGGAGTTTTTCTTCACCAAAGTAGCAAATTCGGGGTAATGGGCTACATAAATGCTCGGAAAAACTTGAGTTTCTACCGTACCTTCGTTATTTTTGATATTAAAGTTATAAAAGATAGGCATTGTGAGCTTCTGAGGGTGAAAATGGATACCAGAATCGTAATCACCTCCACCTTTTAAAGAAGATGGGTCCATAAAGTCAACTTCTACAAAGCCATCGGTGTGAACGGTCAATGCCAAGAATAATTCCCCTTCAACTTCACTCCTCGCAACGTATTTAGGGATGTTTTTGTACAATTCGTTCCTGACATCATACATTTCTTCATATATGACCTCCTCTATCTCCGGTACTTCACAAGCAGTATCCCAACCGTACCCAGTAATGCTTCCCATGACATCTCGAACGTGGGAATTAAGATGTGGATTAGTATTGAACTTGTCCCAACAACTCTTTTGAAGATCTGGGAACTTTTTAAAGTTCCCAGTATGAACTCCCATGGAAAAACCATCTTCATCTAATGTTTGATTGTTTTCCTTTGTAGGGGATTGCCA